ATTGAATTACGCGAAAGGTTTGAAGATAGAACATTTTGTATTGCTGATGGTCAGTTTATTTCGATAAAGACAGAGCATTACGACTACATAATAGAAAAGAAGAAAGAGGCACTTACGTAGGATTGGTGAAAAACAAATAACGAACTAAAGCTATTTATTAACGTGGCTAACACTTACAAAGATATAGACGAAGATAAACTACAAGACCTTGCGGCTAAGTACATTGTAGAGTGCGAAGGTAACAAAAGAGAACACCCAACCGTTAAGGGTGACATTGTAAACGTCAAGGATAGAAAGATAGCTGATTGGAAGTATTTTGTTTCTCATTGGTTAGTTACTAAGGGGTTTGATTTCTATACGAGAGAGTATTCTTATGAGGTAGAGAAAGATGAATCACATCCATTATCTTACACTATAAAAAAGATTAAGGCTCGGATGGATGGTTATTCTGGTGATGTTGTCGCAAATGAAGGTAAAGGTATCTTTTGGGCTAAGAACAGACTAGGCATGACAGACAAGTCAGAGCAAACACACAAAGGCGAAGTAAGTCCATTCACTCCATTTGATGTAAATGTTCCAGAGGACAACGGCGCAAGATAAGATAGCCGCGCTACGTTCTAGGGTTCGTGTAGTTCAAGGCGGCACATCTTCCAGCAAGACCTTCTCCATTATTCCCACGTTGATAATGTATGCCGTTGACAACAAGGGTTCGGAGATTTCCATAGTATCTGAATCTATCCCACACTTACGTAGGGGTGCTATCCGTGACTTCTTGAAGATAATGATAGCTATTGGCAACAGTACAAACAACTGGAACAAGTCAACACTAACATACAATTTTAGCAACGGTTCGTTTATCGAGTTCTTTTCAGCCGACCAGTCCGACAAGCTAAGAGGTGCAAGGCGTGACATACTATTTGTCAACGAGGCAAACAACATTAATTGGGAGGCATACCATCAGATGTCGGTCCGGACCCGTAAGTTCATCTACATTGATTACAATCCAACGCAGGAGTTCTGGGCGCATACTGAGTTGATAGGGCGTGATGGTACTGACTTTGTAATACTAACCTACAAGGACAACGAGGCGTTAGAACCTGCCATTGTTAAAGAGATAGAGGCGGCAAGAGATAAGGCAAGTGAGTCTCCATATTGGAAAAATTGGTGGAACGTGTACGGGTTGGGTCAAACAGGTTCACTACAAGGCGTTATCTTCTCCAATTGGAATCAATGCGATAAGATGCCTGAGACTTGGAAATGGAAAGCATACGGTATAGATTGGGGCTTTACTAACGACCCAACAGCGGTTGTCGAGGTATGTGAGTTTGATGGCAAGCTATGGATTAACGAGATACTATACGAGAAGGGGTTAACCAATGCAGACATAGCCGACAAGCTGGATGGGTTTAGAGGTCAAGAGTTCATAGCCGATAGCGCAGAGCCTAAGAGCATTGAAGACATTAGGCGGAGGGGGTTTAGAATTAGACCATGTGAGAAGGGGCGCGATAGCGTTAGAAGTGGAATAGACAAGCTCCAACAGTATCAACTTATGGTAACCTCAAATAGTGTAAATTTGATTAAGGAGTTTCGGGGCTACACTTGGGCAACGGATAGGACAGGAAAGGAAACGGGCGAGCCTATCGACAACATGAACCATGCAATTGACGCGGTTCGCTATACGGCAATGGAGAAGCTCAAAGCAAGGTCGGGGCAATATTCAATACGATAACTATATTTGAACTATGAAAATAGGCGTAGTTTGCAAAGGTGAAGGCGGCGTTGATTACCATAGACTAATCAAACCGTTCAGCCTACTCAACCAGGAACATGACGTTACAAGATGCGAGGGTGTATCTGAAGAGATGTTCGATTATAACTTTGACGTTGTGGTGTTCTCTAGGATTCTACCTATCAAGAAGCAAAAGGAGTTCATCCAGGAGCTTCAGAAACGAGGCACCTATGTGATATGTGACATTGATGACCATTGGATATTATCAAGCAACCATGCAACCAAGAAGATAGGAGACGCTTTTAGACGTTATTCTATTGACGCTTTGATGTACGCTGATGAGGTGTGGACAACTCACGAGGTACTAGGCAAAGAGGTAGGGCGGTTAAACAACCATTGGCACGTAATACCAAACGCATTAGACCCGAACGAACCAATGTGGCAACCTAAGAAGGCTTACAGTAATCGCATAGGATGGGCGGGAGGTATTACGCACTTCCATGACTTAATGTTAACGGATGGCTGTTGGGGTGATACTACGCCAGTGATATGTGGATTCAACGAGCATCAAGAATGGGTTAAGTTAGCCGATAGATTTAGAGCTGATTACATCAATGCTTTGCCTGTAACTGAGTATGGCTATCTATACGACCAATTCGACATAGCCATTGCACCTTTGGAAGATAACAAGTTTAATACCATGAAGTCTAACCTCAAGATAATAGAGGCGGGAATGAAGGGGCTTCCTATCTTTGTTCAGAACATACACCCTTACACAGATGACGCTAAAGGAATTTTTAAAGTTAACGACTGGAATGCCGCTATCCGTAAGGCGGAAAGTATGGGAGTTGAGGAAGTCCAAGAGCTTGGTATACAGTTACGTCTATACGTATTGGAGAACTACGACCTCAACAAAGTCAACGAACTCAGAAGGCAAAGGCTATGAAGATTAACGTACCTACATCATGGGATGCTGTAACGCTTAGAAAGTACCAAGCTATTACAGCACTATTCAAAGAGTCTAAGGATAGGGGAAAATCGCTAATAGGCAAGGATAAAGAGCTACACGACTACCATACAGAGTGTGCTTTGATTAGCGTATTAACAGATACCGATATGGATGACATCCTATCACTTCACAGGGGGGCGCATAACCACATAATGAATAAGCTAGGATTCTTGAGTGAGCCTATCACAGGGAAAGTTAAGACGCGCATTAAAGCGAACGGACGTAGATACTACTTTGAGAAGAACGCGCGTAAAATTAACGGGGGGCAATGGGTTAGCATTATGCACTTCCTAGAGGATGAGGAAAAGATAGACGCGAATCTTCACAATCTGTTAGCTTGCTTTGCTTCGAGGTATCATTGGCTTAGACCTAAGTACGATGGCAAGATACACAACGAGGTTGCCATTGATTTGTTAGACATTCCGATAACAGTAGTCAAACCATTGACCGATTTTTTTTTGAAGGATTGGCTCGACTCCGTAAAGAATATGGCGGTCTATTTGGAAGTAAAGGGGAGTCAACTGAAACGACAAGCGGAAAGGCAGTTAGCACGTTCCAAAGTGTCTACGGCTGGCTCCACACAATCGACTCATTAACCAATGGCAGACCTGAACTATGGGAGTTCTATTTTGAAATGAATATCTTAGAGCTGCTAAATAGGTTGGCATATCAGAAAGCGAAAGGAGCATACGAAAGGCAATTAAACAAAAAGCGATAGATTACTATTTATTGGTATGGCATCTAATCTATCCACATCACTACGTAGTCTAGGAGGGTTAACCGTTCAGAGGTTATCACAGGGGCTTAAAGAATCAAATTCAGATGCAAGCGGTAGGTTAGACGCTTCGATAGGATTCAACATTAAAGCAACGTCAAAGGGGGTAGACCTTAATATCACAATGCTCGACTATTGGGAGTTTGTGGATGGAGGACGTAAACCAGGCAAACCCGCTCCAGTTAGCAAGATACTTGAATGGTTGACTTATCCGAACGTCCGAGACAAGATGCGGGGCGGTCAAAACGATAGTTCATTTAGTGAGTCAGAACAGAAGTCCTTAGCGTTTCTAATTTCACGTAAGATAGGAAGAGAAGGGACGAAGGGAACGGACTTTGCGACCAACGTATTTAACAGTAGCCTAATCAAACAAGACCTACCTAGTGTAGTTGCTAATGCTGCTTATGAAGACGCAAGCGCGGCTATTGATAAAATGATTGCTGATTTCAAATAAAGAAACTACATTAGCAACGCCATAAGGCATAAACGGTGTACTAGAAGATTGGCTACTGCACCCGACATAAACCCTGCAATAGTGCGGGGTTTGTTGTTTAAAAACAATTCAGGCATTTTTACTATTTATATACATGGCAATAGTAATACAATCTCAACCCGAAGAATACGGGCTTGCTCACAATGACAACCCTTATGTATTCTTCTCTACGAACTACACGGCAACGCAACGGTTTAAAGTTGTTGTGTTGCCTAGCACCTACCCTACGGACCCTGCACTATCAACGGTTCGCGTTTATCCAAGAATAGGCATAACAAGCGGTGGAACGGTTCAACTCAATAAAGCGTATTACGACCCGTCTAGGATTCTGCAATCGCAGATAGCTGCACAAGTAGCAATACCATCGGCTAACCATGCTACGCTATTCGATGCGAATAACATTCACTTTGAGTATGCTCTATTCATTCAAGAAGAGGATAAGGTAGGAGGTGTTTATGTTGGTGGTGACACAAGGAGTATAGAGGTAAAGAGCGTG